GCTCGAGCCCCAGGCAACTGTGCATCCCCCCTTTCGGCACGGCGTAAATATATTATTGGTGCCCCCCTCGAACCCTTTACCAAATTTCAGCTGTTTCATTTCACGATTTCGTTACACATGCTAGTGTACGAGGATGGAGTTTAGAACAGGCGGCTGCTTAGGTTCATTAGCGGGGCGTGCGCGCAAGCGTGAGCGTCGAGCTGACTTGCTTGTTCATATTGTTTCGCATGATCCTGGTGACGGTCGGTTGATTTCGCGTCGTCTTTTCAACCGTGTGAGTTTGCTATGTGCATCTGAGCAGCTGCGCTGCGAGCGTTTGTGGTGGTATAGCGGTCCACGGGAGCAGCGTGACGAGGAGTTTTTAGATTGGTTAAAGTCAACGACGGCTATTGGCGACTGGCTGAGTTCTTCTCGTTCGTTTCGAGCTCCGCGCAGCTGGCCCGATGAGGTTCAGGAGGCTTGGGGTGTGGACGTTCCTACGCCTTGGGAGGTTGCTAACGCCATTCAGTTAGCCTGTCGTCCAGGCGACGAGTGGTGGTATGGGCATGACGTGGCGACTTTGGTTTCTTATGCCTGTGGATTATCTATTCAGGAGATCAAGGAGACGGTAGGGGTTGGAGAGCAGGCTGTTATCCACCACATGGTGAGGGCTGTGGAGCGCATATTGAAGGAGCCTTGTGTTCAGCTGTGGCTAATGAATCTAGACTTCGGTGTATTTGCTCCTACGCTTGGTATGAACGAGACGTTGTTGGAGCGCCTTAGATTGCAGATGGCATTGGCTGGTAATCCTTTAATGCTCGGGCGCCGTGACTTGAAGCGTATTATGGAGTCTCCGTTGTTTAGGAAGGCTGCTCACGGAGGCGTCTTTCCCAGGCGCGTTGGCCATCGTCAGATTGGCGGCTATGTTATTGTGTGTGAGTCACGGGATTAGGAGTAGATATGGGATTGGTTGTCTATTGTCGTTCTCCGCTCCAGCGCACGGTAATAAACGCTGACGGAAAGGAGGTTCCAATGTCGGAAGACTACCAGGATTATGTAGAGGAGTTGGAGGAAGCAGAATATGAAGAGGCTATGTTTCTAGAGTCCCTCGACGAAGAGGAAGAGGTAGAGCGTGAACCCTGGGACACGGAGGAGTAGATATGGGCAGGTCGAAGTTCGATCCGGACACTTACATCGAGTGGTTGGACAAGGTCACGCCTGAGAGTCGCGCCGTCCTGGGCAAGGTCTTTTCGGAAAACCCAGTTAGAAACTACGATGATCTTGTGGCCTTTTCTCAGCGTGTAATGGTCGAGGTTTTGTGCGGCAACATTGCTCCGTGCGTAGCTGACGCAGCTGCCAGGTGGGCTGAGATTATGATGACGGCATTGGCTGCGAAGAACACGGCAAGCGGCACGCCGGGCGAGGCGTATTCGGATTTACTGAACGCCTTGATTGCTGTGCAGGAGGAAGCTCCTGTGTTGGAGGCTGCGTATACGGAGACCGAGGTCATCGACCTAGCTGTAGCGGGGGCCTGAGTTGGCTAAGGGCAAGCCGAGTCCCGGCGCTCTGCTGCGTGCCTACGGTCAGATTCAAGACCAGGCTACTGGTATGCCAGTTGCTTACGACCCTTTTCGGATCACGCAGAATCTGCAGTCCACTATTTTGTCTTACTATGGAAACCCTCCTAAGACGAAGGACGGTCAGACGAAGTGGTTGGTTCTGCTGGGCTATCGCCAGGGAGGAAAGAGCCTGACTTCCGAGCTCGTAGCTTACGCAAAGACAGCGTATACCCCTGGCATGGATCATGTCTGTATTGCTGACACGAGAGAGCGCGCTGAGTATTTGCATAAGCGGGTTCACTATACGCATTCGAGGTGGCCTGACGCTCTACGCACTAAGACAGCTGCCACTAGGGAGGTGCGTCAGTTGTCCTTCGACGATAAGATTGGCGGCAAGATGCGCGTCATGAGCGGCGAGAGTGGGTCTGTTGGTATCGGCCAGAGCCCTGATTCCTTTCATGGGTCGGAGCTGCCGTTCTGGAGTGACCCCGAGGGTCAGTTTTCCTTGATATATCCTTCGATGATTAACCGAGATCGTAGTTTAATGCTGCTTGAGTCTACTCCTCTGCACGCTGGAGACTGGTGGCACGACCAATGTATGGATGCCAAGCGAGGAAACGGGCGCTGGGTGTACGCTTTCTTTCCTTTTTGGGACGGCAAGTTGAACGTGAGGCCCTGGCACAAGGGCGAGCGCATGACAAACGAGGAAGTAAGCCTCATGCATCGCTACGGAGACTTGGGTTTGACTAGGGAGAACCTAGCTTTCAGGCGTTTTGTCATGAATACAGACGTTCAGATCAGGCGTGACCCTGAGTTGTTCAGGGTGTTTTATCCTTTCGACGATGTGAGCTGCTGGATTACCACAGCCCGCGCCATCTTTCGTGAGTCGATGCTGGAGAAGCACCGCAAGCGCAAGATGGAGAAGTGGTCTCCTCCTTATTTGGAGTATGAATCTCCGGAGCCTGGAGCGATGTACGTTGTGGGGGTTGATCCTGCTGGTCATGCGGCCCGAGATCATGCAGCCTTTCAGGTTCTCAAGGTCTACGAGGGCGAGTGGACGCAGGTCGCATGCTTTGCTGACCACAGTGACCCCATAGATTTCACACGCAAGATGCTTGAAGTGGCGGAAAGGTTTAACCGTGCGCTTGTAGTCATCGAAAGCAACGGTGTTGGAGCTGCGACGATAGCCCTTTCCAAGCAGGCTGAGTACGGAAACCTGTACTACGAGAAGCCCTACAAGGCGGGGCTTACTTCTACAGGCAAGAAGCTCGAGGAGATGGTGGGCTGGCTGCAAGATGCCCTCATGGAGGAGCTCGTCATTAACGACGACGACACTTTTTCGCAGTTGTGTTCTTATAGGCATGACAAGCGCACCGAAACGACGGTGGTCTCTGAAATGCTGAAGGGCCAGATTGGCGCCAAGCGTAGGTCTCGTCACCACTGGGACAAGATTTCTGCGCTGCAGATGGCTATAGTGGGAGCACGGCGTTTGCCTTCCCGTAGCAGGAGTACGGAGGCTCCCGCTGACAGTAACGTCGTAATGTTTAAGGATTTGACGTGGGACCAGCTACAGGCCTATAGGAAGAAAGAGCGAGAGCGCAAGAGATCAACTGGCACTAAAAGAAAATACCGCTCGGTGAGACGGGCTAAAAGGAAACGAAATGACGGACGGCGACAAACTTAAGAAGCTAAGAGACGGCGCTGCCAAGAAGTGGCTCCAGAAGGCAGACAAGAGCATGGAGAAGCGCGGCACGAAGGGCGAGTTTACCCGTAAGGCCAAGGCAGCTGGCTACGACAACGTCCAAGAGTATGCCAAGCACGTTCTCGCCAACAAGAAAGATTACGACGAAGAGACGGTTCGCCAAGCTCAGTTCGCCGCTAATATGGGGAAGATCGCGAAAGAAAATAAGGAAGACTAATGTCGCTTACTCATCAGCAGCTGCAGGGGATCATCACTACACACCAGGGTAAAGCCGGGGGTGAACGCCGAATGTGGGATTCATGGCGTAGGTGGTATGTTGGTCAATACTGGGAAAAGACCTTCGATGCTCCTACAGGCGCCTTCGTTGCCGAGACAGGCATCGACGATGAAGAGATCAACTTCGAGACGAACTATCCTTACGCCTACATCGACACCATGGTAGCCAACATCTGTCCTACCAACCCGAAGGTAAGTGTGTCAGCTCGCAGAAGCGAGAACTCGGAAGCTGCTCGTTTCCGCGAAGCTCTCATCAACGATAGTTTTTATCGGCAGAAGCTCCACCAAAGCATCTGGAAGCTGGCGGTGAGCACGGCTATTTGCGGCAGGAGTTTTCTTAAGAGCGTCTGGAGCTTCGCCAGGGAGACTGTGGAGTATCAGGTAGTCGATCCACGCTATGTCTTTTTCGACATGTCAGCTCGCAACTGGGAGGACATCCGCTACCTAATCGAGGTAACCGTCCTCACTAAGGCTGACTTCAAGAAGCGTATCAAAAAATCTGGAAAGAAAGGCGGCTTCTATAACCGAGCTGCATCTAAGGACGCCAGTTTCGGGGGCTACCCAGCGTGGCTACGTGACTTGAGCGGAGACAGGAATCTTCTTAATGAGGCGTCGAAGGATGTCTTTAGCTGGG